GTAATGCTACTGTTGCAGGAACTATTGGTGAATATTTACTTCTTGAACCATCCACCCTTTCAACGGGTGCGGTTGTTACAGGTGACTTAGGAACTTTTAGAGTACGAGCATACGGTCTTCTATGAGGTGAGTAAATGTTAAGAGTAAAAAATATCACAGGTGGAACTAAAACAATCTTTGGGAGTCAATACTTAGGTGGATTGACTTATGAAGTTGATGAGCGTTTGTTGGAATTTTTTATTAAGAATGGATTTGAAATCTTGGACTCCGTTGAAACAGAATCTACATTGGTTGAAGAAACCATTGTTGAGGAAGTTAATGAAACGGAAGTCCTTGATTTCTCTTCAATGACTAAGCGTGAATTACAGGCTTGGTTAAAAGAACAAGGCATTCCTTTTAAATTGTCCGACAATAAATCATCTTTACTTAGTTTGACCGAAGAAGAAGAGTAAGGTTTAATACCTAACGCTTCTTAACGATAAATAAGAGGGAAGGATATGGCATATAATTCGACAAAGACACAGACAGCAAATACAATAGTAGCCAGTAATGGTGGTAATTTTGAAGGGGTAAATGTTTTTAATGGTTCAACTGCCGCTATTGTCTATATTGCAGATAATAGTGTAGCGACTATCGCTCAAACCTGCACTTATAATAATGACCCGACAGTGACAGTAGAGGATTCTGCTTCATTATTAGTCGGTGATTTAGTATTTGGTACAGGAATACCTCTTGATGCTAAAGTAGCATCTATTACAGATGCGACTACAATCGAAATTACAGCATCCACTACCGGTGGAGATACAACTGGACCAATTAGTTTTGAAAGACTTAGTAATACAATTTGTAAGTTTCATATAGCGGCAGATACAACTTATTTTTATAGAGGTTTTGATGTTGTTTGTAGAAACGGTATTAAGATTGTTTCGAGTAATTGGGCTAATTTAGAAGTTTTTACACTACACAATTGAGGTGGTGTAAATTCCTACTAACATTCCAACCTTTCGTGACCTAACACTTAATAGTCAATGGAATATTCAAGTGGCTACTGAATACATGGTAGATTTTATTACTGAAAAAAGTAAAGCAGACCTTCCGGGTTTTATATCGACAGACCATACAGGTAAAAGGGGTCTAAGGGGCTATGACGATGATACATTTGATAGTATTAATCGCAAAGCCTTTGAAGGTATAAAGAGTAGTAAAATTATTGATTTTTATAATAATACCGAGGCCGACCAAATAGAGGAAGCCCTTACAGAAACAATAAGAGGGCCTGAAGGAGACCTTACAATAAAGGATGCTTTAGAGGGTAATGCCCGTAATTTTTTTACAACATTAGATTTAGAAGACCCCAATGTAATGAGAGCAATAGGTCAATATGGCTTTGCTCAAGCAATATCGGCGGGAGGTTTAGTAAAACCCCTAAAGGCTTTGTTATTTACTGAAAAGGATGGTAATAAGCGTGTTTTAACTGGAGATGCAAAAAATTGGAAAACACGACAAATGCTCGAAGGTTTAAAGGATGCACAACTTACTTATTATAGAGATGCCGCTAATCGAATGTTAAGTGTAGATTATTACGACGACATGAAGGGATTAATTGGTGACAAAATAGAATTAACCAATAATGAACACGATGCTTTTGGTAGAGAATTTACCAGTTGGTCTCAAAGTAATATGCCCGAAATTCCAGTAGAAGAAAGAAGTGATTTAAAGGGAGAGGTTTATTATCAACTTCCAAAGCCGGGAGATAAATATGTCATAGGTATGGGTGGACTTTCTAATGAAGATGTAGGAAGTGTTTTAGATGTTATTCGTGAATTGGCTTTAAGTAAATGGAAGAATCTTATGAAAAAGGCCGTAAATGGTTTAATCAAATTAGATGGTTTAAAACCACGGGTAGTGGGTATTACATCGGAAGAATTAACAGAAATACTTGGAGGGGCTAAAAATGTCCGAGAGCAATTAACAACAGAATTAAATAATTTAGTTGATGAAGTTGATGAAAGTGGTAAGCCTAAAGAAATGCTTGCGGGTCGTAGGGGAACAAGAGAAAGAATTACACCCGGAAATTTAAGTTCGGATAAACCGGATTTTACGAGAGATTTTAGAGCAGACAAACCCGATGAATATGATGAAATGGGAAGACTTATTAAACCACCTGTAAAAGATAGTGATTATGACCCAAGCAATCTAACAGTGGAAAGAGATATTCAAATAATTGAAACTGTTGATAAAGATGATATTGTAAATGAGTTAACTCCTATTACTAATGCAAAACAATTTATAGATAATTCCACTATTGATGTAAGAGTTAATAAAAAAAGTAAAGTATATACAGTTACAACAAATGAAGAAGATTGGAATTTGTATGAAAACTTTTTAGGAGTCACCGATGCAGACAAGGCAGTTATGAAAATTTCAAGCCCCGGAAAATTTAGTGGAAAAATGAAATTAGATTTATTAGGTGAGGATATTGAAGAACCAGAAGAAGGATTTTCAGTAGAAGTAATTCGAGAAATGTTAAAGACTGAGGAAGGTAGTAAAAAATTATTTACTAATATTAAGGATTCTTTAAATTCTATTCTTGATGATAAAGATGTTATTTTAAGATATTACTATTTAGTCGCAGAAAAAGACGATATTGATAATAAAAAAATTGACGAAATAATTCAAGATTTGGAAACATACTTAGGTAGTTTGTCGGAAGAAGAATTATTAGATTTACTTGAAAACTATAATAGTGAAGAAAGTGAAAGTCTAAGAGGGTTCTTAAGACCGTTTAATACATTACTTAAAGATATTAATGATGATTTTAATAGTCATACAGAAAATGTAAAGCAATTAAAAGAAGAACAAATTAGAAGTGACGAAGAAGCAGAAGATATTGAAGTAGAAGCAGAAACTCAAGAAGACCGGATGGACATTCAAACCAATACTGCTATCGAAACATTTGTAAATTTCTTAGAGGCTTACGAAAAAAGTAGTGCAAAGTTAAGAGATTATAGACCACCTGAAGATTCGATGGAAGATTTACAAAATGCTATGGATGAATTTTTGGCTACACCAGCAGGACTTACTTTTAAGAATAAATATGTAAAAGTTTTAGACGGTGCAGATTTAAATGAAATGAATAGACCGGCAGTATTACAAAAACTTGAAGAACATTTTAATCTCAAAGAATCAAAATTAGATGAAGGTTCTTCCGAAATTATTGAATCATTAATTAAGGATGATATATTACAACAATATAAATTAGTTGATATATTTACCAATATAATTACAGGTAATTCTACAAATCCTAAAGAATGGACACAGATGGCAAAATATACTTCTGCTGGTAAAATACAATTTAGATTAATTTTTACAGTAGGAGAAACAGGTACTAAAACACAAGCAGAAATTATATACAATCAACAATTTCAAATTAAGCCAACATTAACTGAGCGTTCTTCAAGAATAGATTTTACCGACAACAAACAACAAGCCGCCGCTTCAATAGACAGAAAGGGTGGACAAAGAAGTATGACCGCACTTGGAAGAGAAATTAAACAGAACGGCTTTGGAACAAACATAAAAAGGAAAGAGTTTATAGATAAGATAGTAGAAAGACTACAACAGTTGGAGATGGTGATTTAATGGTTAAAGTAATGACACCTTCGGATTCCGGTCTAAATGTGGTTAATTATACAACAGGTGGCGGTGCATATACAACTGCTGTAAAGGTAGCCGCACTGTTAGGTATTTCGGATTTTACTTCCTCAACTTCCCCAACTTTAGCCGAGGTAGGGGATTTGATGAGAAGGTCCGAAGACTTCATAGATGAATTTACAAACTCTTCTTGGAGAGATAACTTAGTAGAAAATGAATTTCACGATTTTACGAGAAGTAATAATTACAATTATTTTTACGAAGATTACATCGGCAAAATTAGACTCCACCATGAGAATACTCGAAAAATTTTACGAATCGCTATTTGGGATGGTTCAGTTTATACAGATATTGCCTCGGTGGTAGCAACATTAACAGTAGATGATTTTACCAATCTTACATCTATTGTTCTTACAGGTGGAGGTTTAACTTGGACTCTATCACCCGACAGTTCAGGTATTACTGATAATGATAAGTTTAACAAGGCTTACGGGCAAAGAACTACTGCACAGGACATTTGCTACCTTATCAATGAACAAGTGCCTACAATCACCGCCCCCTTTACAGGAGGAACTGCTAAAAAACTTTTACAAGATGGAACTAGCGTATATAATATATCCGATTTCTTTTATGCTAACTTAGAAGAAGATGAAACGATTACAATTGTTTCTTTACTTCCCGGTTCGGATGGTTCTAATTGCACACTCACGGTTAACGGGGGAACTAATTCTCGCACTCAATTTACAAATAAAGAAGACTATGACCGTAATGCGGCATGGTGGGATATGAAAGATACGGGAGATATTTTTTTCCGTAGTGAATTTCCTACACATCATAAGCATTCAGTAAAGGTTACATATACTTGTGGACAAACACGAGTTCCTGCCGTTATTGAAGATGCGGCTACAAAACTTACCGCCTGTGAACTTATCACAAGTGATGATTCTTATGTTTTATTAGGAAATGATTCTACTAATGGCATAGATTTAAAAAGTAAATACGATTCCTATAAAGCAGATGTGGATAAAATTCTACGCATGAAACGCCGAGTGGTGTACTATTTGGACAGTGATTGATATGTGGGAAAGTCTACTAAAGCAAAACAAAATTCAAAAGGCTGGAAAGCGTACTAATTATAAAATGTATAGAGATGCTTTACGAACAGCAGCATTTACGGTTATGGAAAATAAACCTGCTGGAACAGAATTTTCCGCTAAGGATTTAATTTTAATGGAAGAAGAGATAACAGAAATTGCTAAAACTTTGGTTCCTGCAAGATTATTAGGTGGATTTGCTCAATTTAGAAAAAATAAATTTGACGGTCAAATGATAGTAGCGGCAAGAATGATGGTCGCTAATGGTATGGCTGAAAAATTAGAAACAAGTAGGGTGGGATATAAACTTACAGGGCAGATGAGAAAGTCTAAAGATTACGGTAAGTCTCCAAAAAAAATTAGCCCTGAAATGGAAGAAGACATAGAAGAAGTTGTAGCCGATAACGAGTTTGAAAATAACCCCACTCTTTCGGACAAAGTTAAACACATACTAATGGAAGGTCGTAAAAGCAATAAACCTGCAAGAACTCAAGAAGAAATGGATGAGTTTAAAAGAAAATATCCTAATGTTGATAAGGCTGAAGGTGGCTGTGGCTGTGGTTGTGATGGAGAAGATGTTTCTAAGGCTTCATCACAATGTACTAAAAGAACAAAAAAGGCAAGTTCTACTCGAAAGGGTAAAAAATGGATGGCTTGCGTTCCTAATGGTAAAGGTGGATATAAGCGTGTTCATTGGGGGCAAAGAGGTGTTTCAGTAACAGGAAAGCGAGGAAATACTAAGCGTAAAAAATCTTTTAGAGCAAGACATAAATGTTCTACATGTAAAGGTGGGGATTATTCAGCCCGTTGTATGGCTTGTAGGGA